GGAGTGTACTATGTTTAAACAAGCACCACTACCGTTTGTTGGGCAAAAGCGAATGTTTTTAAAACACTTCGAGGAAGTGTTAAACGCCAACATTACAAATGATGGCGAGGGCTGGACTATCATTGATACATTTGGAGGAAGTGGGTTATTAAGTCATGTAGCTAAACAGCTCAAGCCTAAAGCACGCGTAATCTATAATGACTTTGATGGATACGCTGAGCGATTGACGCATATTGATGACATTAATGCGCTTCGCACACAGCTTTACGCGGTAGTTGGTAACGCTACGCAAAAAAACAAAAGATTGACGAAGGATTGTAAGGCAGAATGCATCAAAATCATTCAAAATTTCAAAGGTTATATTGACCTGAATTGTCTAGCGAGCTGGCTTCTATTTAGCGGCCAACAAGTGGCAACATTAGACGACTTATTTCAGAACGATTTTTGGCATTGTGTTAGACAGTCTGATTATCCGAAAGCAGATGGATATTTAGACGGGCTTGAGATTACGCGCGAGTCATTCCACACGCTTTTACCTAAATTTAGCGGCGACCCTAAAGCCTTATTTGTTCTAGACCCGCCATATTTATGCACCCGCCAGGAAAGCTATAAACAGGCGACGTACTTTGATTTAATCGACTTCCTCCGATTAATCAACATCACGCGCCCGCCTTATGTATTCTTTAGCTCAACAAAGAGCGAATTTGTTCGCTTTATCGAATATATGGTAGAGGATAAAGTTGATAATTGGGAAGCTTTTTACAACTCCGAGCGCGTTGTTGTTAAGGCTTCAGCAAGTTATTCCGGAAAGTATGAAGATAACATGGTTTATAAGTTTTAATACTTAAAATTTAAACGCCCTTTAATGATTATTTAAAGGGCGTTTTTATTTCTCA